TACCAGCGATAGGAGTTCCCGAACGTCCCCTACCAGTTCGCCGACCTTGCTGATGAGCGCCGTCTTCTCGTCCACTTCTTTGAGGTACAGCCACTTCGGAACCGTGGTCGTATACATCCACAGTACGATTGCGAATAGGCCAGTAGCGACGCCCCAAGGCAGGCCGTACCGCGTCGCGATTGTCAACGGGTCGGGCGTCATCTAACCGCTCCTCTTCGCGAGCCGCGCGAGCATGACATCGAGCCGGTACGACGTGGAATCGAGTTCCAGCGTGAGCACCGAATCGCCCTTACACGTCGCCCTGAGCACGATGCAATCCATCTGCCCGTCCGGTAGTCCGTACAGTCTCACCATCTTGCCCGGGCGCACGTCCGGCGCGTAGACCTCCGCCCCGTTCACGTCCAAGATGCGCCGCGTCGTGACCCTGCCCTTACCGCGCGCTCTGCCCTTCTCCGCGAGGAACACGAGCCCCACCGCCGACGCCGTCGCGCTCGATGACGTGTCCAGCGACACATCGCCGTACCGCGTGATTCCCGCCGCGACGAGCGGGTGCGACGTGTCCGTGTCGAGCATGTCCTTGTTCAAGTCCGTGCCCGACTCCGAGCGGTATCTCACCCTCACCGCCGAATAGAGTTCGTCGATGCCCGCCTCGTCCATATCGAACGACTCCGCCTCGTCCAGCCGCACGATGTAGTCGGGCGTCGTGGACAGGGGCGACCAATGAGGGACGCACGCGGGGCCGACGCCCGCGACGCGCTCCATGTAGAACCCCCAACAGTTCGCGACGTGCTCCGTGAGCGTGTCCAGTTTGCTTTTCGCATCGCTCGACTCGAACAGGAGCGGCTCGATGACGGTAGCCTCCGCGCCCACCCACGCTCTGTACGCGCTCCCGCTCGGCAGGTAGTCGGTATCGACCTCATGGTCGAGGATGTCCTCGAACACGTTGTGCGTCGTAGGGCTCGTCACGCCCGATGCCCCGTACACCTTCGGGTTCGTTACGCTGATGCCGTAGTTCGCCGCCGGGACAGCATCGCCCGTGGGCGAGAACTGGAACATGAGGTAGCGCACGCTCGTTGCGCTTGCGTCCATCGCCTGCGTCGTGCCCGCGCTCCCCGTCACGTTGTCCAATGACCCGCCCCACGTCACCGGCTCGTCCGCCGCCGACGCCGTCGGGTTATGCACCCCCGCGTACACGTCCATCTGTCCGTACGACGCCCACGCGTTGACCTCATATGTGCCCGTCACGCGCGCCCAGTTCGCGCTCGCGCCGAAGTCGTACACCCATCCCTGATAGTTCGCCGTCGTCCACTTGGCTGTCCCCGCGCCGCTGTCGTAGACCGCGTCCGCGCTCGCGGTGGTCGTCGTGATATAGAGCCTGTTGAAGTCCGACGTGAGCGACCACGCCGATGTCCTGCTCTGCCGCCCTGTCTCCATCCACGCCGATGTCCGCGTGTCGCAGTACACGACGGCGCGCCGCCCGAGCGTCGTACACCATCCCCACCCCGACGCCAACAACGGTTCGCCCCTGCCCGGACGCCGGATGACGATGCCCTGCCACACGATGCCCGTATCCCCATGCACCCTGAGCCTGCCACCGCGCACCCACGCGCGCTCCTCGTCCGATAACTCGCACTCCACCGTCGCCTGCTCGTAGCCGAAGTTCAGCGTGCTTGAGAACTCCGGCGCGCTCAGCACCGTGAGCCGGTATTCCTCGCGCCCCGGAGGTTTGACCGTGACGACGAGACCATCGACCGACCTCCCCGCGAAGGTCGCGACGCCGCCCGCCGGGAGCGAGTCGAGGAGCCCTACGTCCCAAAGCGTCATGACCTATCCCGTCGCCGTGAGATAGCGCGGACGGTACGCCCATTCGATGCCGCCGCTCATGAACCCGTTAGCCGAAGCGTCCGCCTGTATCACCCCGAACACGATTCGGTTGTTGACTCCCGGCTTGAGCCGGAGCGGTCTGCGAATCTCGCACAGGTCGAACACCGCATTGCCGATGCCGCCGGACGCGTTCGACAGATACGGCGTATCCGTGTCGCCGTCGTACCATATCGCCAAGTCGCCCGACGCCGAGCGACGATATACGACCGCCGCATAATCGACCGGGACGCGCTGCACGTAATCGAGCCCGATGGTCGTAGCCGAGCCCTGAGCCGCATACACGGGGTTCGTGGTGTTGAACCCGACCGGGGTGGAAGCGAGGAGTTTGAAGTACAGGTCGTTGTTCGCTTCCGCCGCCCATACCCCGCCGACGCACGTAGACATCTTGCCGCCCGCCCACGAACCCACTGTGGAGTAGTACGGGTCGAACGCCCTGTTCGTGTCCCATACCACGATGCACGCAGGGTCGCCGGACGAGAGCATGTACGGGATGTGGAAGGTGACGGTGAACTCACCGCTCGCCGTGATATACGCCGTGCCGGAAGCCAGTCCGCTCCCCACCGGCACGTCCCCGCTCGCCTGATACAACGTCCCTGCGACACCGGCAGGGGTAGAGGCCGACGCCTTGAACGTGAACCCCGTCACGCGCATGTCCCCGCTCGCGGTGAACGATTGCCCCACATGGGTTATGGACGACGCGCTCAGGTCGCGCATCGCCGATGCCGTCGTGTTCTCGTAGAACGCCGAGGATGAGCCCCACCCGAGGTTCCCGATGCTCACGTCCGGCACCTGAGCGCACGGGATGGTCACGTCCCCTAACTCCACGCCCGTGAGCGCCGAGGCCGACAGCGAGCCCGAGCCCTCGTACACCGTCACCGACGAGGAGACGCCGTTTCCCGTGATTGTCGTCGCGCCCTGATACGTCGCCGCGTTCGTGCAGGCGCTCGCGTCCACGCGCGCGAGGAGCAGGCTCCGTCCCCTGTTCGCGTTCGTGTCCACGTTAGGCGGCGAACCCACGACCGCCCCGCCCGCCGATGCCGTGAGGGTCGCCTTCGCCGAGTTGAGCGCGTTCGCGTCCGCCGTCCCCGAGTAGTCGTCGAGGTACGAGTACAGTGTGTCGGGGTCTGCCTTCACCCCTATCGCCAACAACGTCCCCGATGCCGACGGGCACGCGCGAATCGAAAGCAGCGCGTCCACCTCGCCCGTGATACCCGACGCGTCGATATGTCCGGGGATGTACGTCAGTTCCCCGCTCGCGTTCGTTTCCGCGCTCCACGCGCCCAACCAGTACGGGTCTGTCGTAGCCGTCACCGAGAGGAGCACGCCGATTCCCTCGCGCGCCGACGGGTTGTACGTCGCTTCCTGCACCTTACACTCGCGCATCCTGCACGACAGCACGTCGCCCGACGCGCCGTGCCTGAAGTACAGGTAGTTGTCCCTCACGCCTTCACGCCTCAACAGCGCGACGTTGTCGTTCATATCCGCCGTGTCCGTACCCGTCACCCACACGTCGAACGAACGCACCGCTGGCACATGCCCACCGTAACCGTCAGGTGCAGGTTCAGGGAACGAGGGCTTGCCCGTGAGGAAGTAATCGGTGGGCTCCTCGCCACTCTCGATGACGCACGAACCGACAGCCAGATAGAGCGTCATGATGCCCTCCCGAGCGCGAGCGCGGAACGAACCTCAGTTCGCAGCACGTCCTCCACCGCCTTACGGATGACCGGCACGCTCGTCGCGTCCTGTGCCGTGACGTTGACCGTGTAGTTGTTCGTGGTCGTGGCGACCGGAGCGGGCGACTCCCCGGCGATACGGTCGAGCACGCCCGTGTCCAGCGTGAGCCGAGCCGCCACGTCGAGGGGCGGTATCTCCGGCATGAGCACGCTCGCGACGACCTGAAGCGGGATGGTCTCGGGTATCTCCGCCCCGAGCAGCGCCGACAAATCGAGCGGCCTGATGCGCTCCCGCTCCAATCCGAGCATGAACCCCGCGACCGCGTCCGCGCCCACGTCCGCCATTTCCTGCGACGGGGACTTCGCTCTCAGTTCCTCGCGCATCCACCTCGGGACGTTGCGCGCCATACCCGTGACCGCGCTCTTGACCGTCGGAGTGCTCCCCCTGATGCCCTCTGCGAGCCCCGCGCCCACCGACGAGCCCACGCTCCGAATAGAGGACACATCCGCCCTCAACCACGTCGGCAGGTCGCGCCCGAGCCGCTGGACAGGTGCCTTTGCCGCGCCCGCGCCGCTCTTGACGCCCTCGCCGAGCGCCGCTCCGATGCCCTCACCGGTCTCGAACGCAAGCGCCTCATACTCCTTGCGCGCCTTGTCGAGTTCGCCTTTGAGCCGCGTCGCGCTCGCGCCGAGTTCCTCTATCCAAGACGGAGCCTCTTTCGTCCTCTTCGCCGTGGCGTGTTTCGATACGGCCTCTCCGTACTCCTTCTCCACCTCTGCGAGTTTCGCGGCAGCGAGCCTCCGCCGCTCCGCATATCGGTCGTCCTCTGTGACGCCCCTGTGCCGCACCGCCTCGAACTCGCTCTGTGCCTTGTCCAAGTCCTTCGCCACGCGCTCGCGTCGCGCTACCGCGTTCTCGTAGAACTTCCGCATCTTATCGACGGGGTTGTCCTTGTCCTTCTCGTGTGCGCGAACGTCGGAATCGGCCTCTGCGTACGCCTTGCGCGCTTTCTTTACCTTGTCTGCCGCGACCTTGAGCCGCGCCGCGTGCTCCTCGTCCGCCGTGATTGCCTTACGCCTCTTTGCCGCGACCGCCTCTGCCTTGCCCACATCCTCTGAGGTCGTGTACCGGAGGGAACTCCCGCGCGGCATATCCTTGTCTTTCGCGTACTTATCCCTGACCTTCGCGACGTTCCGCAACGCCGCCTCATACGACCGTTGCTGGCGCGTCACGTCCCGCGCGTCGAACAAATCCGACACGCCCTCCGCCACGAGTGCCACGTCCGAGCCGAACCCGCCCCACGTTTCGAGGACGGCCGTCGATATGCGAACCTTCGACCCGTCCTTCATGAGCCCGTCCGCGAACCCCGCTACCGTGTCCTCGCCGATGCCCTCCATGACCTTTGACGGGGACGAAATCTCCAACAGCACCCGCACCCACGCGGGGACAGCGTTCCCCAACGATGTTGCCGCCGCTTGCAGTTTCGCCCGTTCGTCGGGGCTCAACAGTCCACTCGTGAGCCCCTGCACGATGCCCGCACCTACGCCGTACATCGTGCCGGGGATAGGCGCGAACGGTGAGGTCACGCTCGCGGCGAGGCCCTGTGCGGCAGTAGCAGCGTCGGGAGTACCTTGCTTGATACCACGCGTGAGCCCAGCGGGGACGGCATCGCCCATGCGCCGGTAGTCCTCCGGCTTGAACGTGCGGGCGAGGGTCTCCGACACCTCCGCCGCCATGCTGACGGTAGACTCCGTGACCGCCGAGGCGTTCGCTTCCATCGCCTCTGTCATGCGTGCAGCCGAACGGATGGTGCCGTTACGTGCGTCGATTACGTCGAGTTCCGCCTCGCGTATCTCGCGCGCGGTCGCCTTCGGGTTCTTGCGTACCTCCTTGAGCGCCTTCTCCGCGTCGATGAGCCGGAACTTCGCGCGCTCGTCCGCTATCTGTGCATCGACTACGTCCAGCCCGGAGTCCCGCAGGATGTCGTTGGCGTCCGCCTGCGACAGAATCGCGTCCGTCGTGTCATCCGTCGCCCCGCCCAATGCCGCCTGAGCCTTCGCGAACTCAAGCGCCGCGTCCTTTGCGGTCTTGCCGCCCTTTGATGCGTCTTGGAGCCCCTTGTACCACGCGCGTATCTGCGGAATCGCCAGCGCTATCTGTCCGCTCATGAGCGTCAAACCGATACGCCACAACTGGGCGTTCGCGATGAACTTGCCCGCGCCTTCGCCCAACTTTGTGAACGTGTCGTTGAGTTGTGCCAGCCCGTACGCCGCCCGCTCCGACGCGGAACCCACCTGCACGAGCCCGTCGCTCAGCCCCTTCGTGAATCCCTTGGTGAAGGCCGTCACGAGGATGGAACCCTCTTTGACGATGGGCAGGAGTTCGGTGCCGATAGCGGTCTTGAGCGCCCTAATGGAGTTCTGCATCTTCTCCGTCGCGCCCTGCGTCGTGTCTCCATACGCCTTCGCCGCGCCCCGCGCGCGGTCTTGAATCATGCGTATGTATTCGAGCCGGTTCCCGCCCTCTTTCGCCTCGATGCCGAACTGTTTGAGGACGCGCGTGTTGCCCGCGAGGACGAGCCCCAACTTCTGCGCCGACTGTGCCGCCGTCCAGTTCTTAGCCCGCGCAACGTCCGTGGCGACGCCCATGAGGCGCATCGCCTGTTCCGAGTCCCCCGTCATCTGCACGAGCGTTGTGAACGCGTCGCGCAAATCCCCCTTGCCGAGCGCGGACAAATCCGAGAGTTCCCCTACGAGTTCCTTGACGCGGGGTTGCACCGTTGCGAACGAATCGCCTGCCGCCGTGACCGCCGCGCCCATACGCGCCCACGAGACCTCGGCCTTCATAGCGGCTGCGACCGATTCCTTCGCGAACTTCACGACAGCCGCGACCGAGAACGCCGCCGCCATCGGCCCCGCGAGCCCGAGCACCTGAGACTTCAGCGACTTCGTCGAGCCGCCGACCTCCTGAAACGCCTTCTTTGCGCCCGTGGAGTCGCCCCGGAACCGGAGGAGAAGGTCTTGCATCGACGTGGCTCCCACTAGAGCACCATCCCCATGAGTTCGTCCGGGTTATCGCGCGCTGGGCGGCTGGCGTCCTCCAACACCTCGGCCAAATCCCACGACAGGTCGTACGCCCGTCGCGGCGTCAGGCCGTGGTATACCTCCGTCCACCTCATGCCGATGACTCCTAAGGTGCGGGCTGCTCTGACGGCTTCTCGCTGCCACGTCGTTTCGTAGGGCGCTCGGTGTCCGCCTTCGTCTGCGGTAGCGCCTCTTCGACCAGCGCGGAAATCACGTCCCACATGTTGTCGCGCCCGTCCATGGGGATGAGTTTGGACACCTCCACGGGGTGCCACACGCGCGCGGGTTCGCCCCTCGAATCGAGCGGTTCCGCGTCCGTGAGCAACGCCGCGAGCGATGCAGGCAACGCGGCGAGTTCCGTCGTCGCTCCCTGCCCGTACTCGTCCATGAGTTGCATCCCGTAGTAGGTGGGCGGTCTGAGCACATGCTCCCCGTCCAGCAACCGAATCGTCAGTTCCGTCATGACCCACTCCCTACCGAGTTCCGGGGGGACGTGGTAGGCCGTCCCCGCCGGAAACCAACAACTAGCCCCTACCTGCTAGGTGCCTGCCTGCAAGTACCGAATGAACTTCTTTCCCGCCGATGCGTCCACATCGACCATGACCTTGAACTTGACTTCGAGGATTTCCTGCTCCTTGCCGACCTTGCGCGTGGAGCCGGGGACGATGTTGCACTTGGTCGCAATCATCGTCGAAGCCGAGCCGTCGATGTACCACGGGTGCGTGACGATTGCATAGTTCGTGGGCGTCGTCGCCGATGCGTCGTTCGTGAGCACCGCCGCGCTGCCGGTCGTCCCGAACAGGAGCATCATCGCGCTCGATGTGACCTCTTCGAGTTGCAGCGTGATAGTCCCGTTGTAGCCGCTAACCGCCGTCCCGACCGTAGCGTCGTTGTACGCCGTGGAAGTCGCCTCAAGAATCTCCGCCGTGACCTCGAACGAGACCTCGCGGATAGAACCGAGCGACGAGACCGGTGCCACCATAGCCGACGCGCTCGTGGCGAGGGCGTAGCCGCTGCCCGTCGTGATGTAGCCCGCATAACTGGGACGGGTGAGGACATAGTTACTCATGCTTTACCTCCCTTCGGGAGTACTCAGATGGACTCCATGAGATTGACGGTCAGCCGCGCTCCGACCGCTTGAACCCAGTCCCCTTCTGTCCTGTCCGTCGGAGGGGAAACGGTCATGCCTGCGAGCGTCACCGCGTACCCGTCGCCCTGAATGAAGTCGAAGAGCCGCCCCAGCGCGGTGGCGTACCCCTGCATCTGTGCATCCAGTTCGTCGAGGTCGGCGTTGTTCCCAAAGACGTTCACCCATAACTCAGACACCGTCGTGATACTGTCGCCGGTGAGTGCCTCTACCTCGATGAACGGCGGCGTTATCTCGATGAACGGATACTGCATGGACTCACGCCGGGAACGGAGTATCTCTACTATGTCGGGGAGCGTCACGCCCTGCTCCACCATGACCGCGTTGAGGTCGAGCGATGCGAGCGCGGTCTCCGCGATGTCCCTTACCCGCTTGTACGCGTCGAAAGCCACCTATCTGCCCCAAGCCTTCCTGAACTCCTCTGATGCCGCCCTGCCCGCCAAAGCGAACTCGCCGCGATACTTCCTCGGTATCTGCAACGGCGGGCGCGCGGGCATCTTCCGCGTCCCGTACTGATGATAGTTGGCGTACGGCACGGAGGTGCCTATCGCCATCCATTGCGCGTGCGGCTCGAACACCGAATAGTCGCCGTCCGTCGTGAGCGAATCCCTCAACACGCCCGTGAGCGTCAGGATGGGGCCGGGATAGTTCTTCGCCTTCCACGCCGCATACGCTTCCGAGAGCGGAGCCCACTTGCTCTCGCCGCCCTCCGCCGCGAACATCCTGCTTTCGACCGCGTGGAACGCCGTCTTGTAGTAAGGCCACAACCAGCGGAGGTCGTTCGCCGCCCGCTCCATGCGCGACAGCGAGAGTTGCAGCGCAGGCAACCCGTCGATGTGGACATCGACCTTGAGTTGGCTCCCGACCATCTACTGCTGCCCGTAGTCGTACGCGAAGTCGTCCGAGACATACCTCGGGAACGCGGTCACCGCGCCCGCGCCGCTCACTCCCGGCACGCCGATGTCCGGCGCTTCCGTGAGGTTCGCGTTCTCCAGCAACTTCGTCATGATGCTCTGCGCTTCATCCAACAGCATATCGACCGCCGCATTGGGCGGGATGCCCTGCCCGAGCGCGAGCACCTGATACACGTTCGCCGCTGCCCTTCGTTCCGAGACCGCCGTGAGCAGGTACACGGTCATCGTATCCGTCACGGGCAGCGCCCACCCGTCCCCCGTGAGTTCCGCGTCGATGAGCGCCGACTCCTCCTTGAGCCGAATGTCCACCGCCGACGCGGAGGGCTCCGAAGAGGAGTTGAGCGTGAACGCGTTGACGTACCGCTGCACCCCCGCCGTCGTCCCGTACGTCACGCCCGACGAATCCAGAGGCCATCCCATTACGCAATCACCGTCCTCGAAGTGAACGTCGTCACCCCAGGCCACGACGGTTTGACCGTGTACGTGAGCCCGTCAACGAGCGTGAGCGTGAAGTTCCCCGATGCCGTAGCCGTCGCGACCGCGACCGGCTGTGTCCCCACATACGCGAACACGAACGCCCCCGGAGGGACGACGCCGAGCGCCTGACTCGATGTGTCCGTCGTGTCCTTCGTCACCGTGATAGTGCCGGACGCGTGCGTAGCCGTGAGCCCGCCTGTGCCCACGTCGTTGTATACGACCATGCTCCCCCACGTCGCTGTCGGGACGGTGTAGACGCCGCTCGCGCTATGCACCTCCCATTCGTACTCGTACGTGCCCGCGACCGCGAGGTCTGTGCTCGTGAACGTATACGCGACCTGTCCGGACGCGCCGACCACGATGGTCGCCGACCCGCTGATGCGGTACTCGCTCTCACCCGCGACGCGCGCCATGAAATACACCGTCGAGCCCGACACGTTGCACGCCGTACCCGTCGAATCGAGCAGCGTGTCCGTGATGGTCGGCAGCGTGTCGTTCTGCTTGAAGTACTTAGCCATCGCCTGCTCCTCTATGTCAGGAGGGTGTAGCCCTCCTGCTCGTTGCCCGACTTGAGCGAATACCCAATCTGGTCGCTCCCGCCCGACAACGAATACCCGAGCGTGCTGCTCGCCCTGAGCGTGTATCCCAAGTTGTCAGAAGGCAGGAGGCTGTATCCGGTCGTGTCCACCGCCACCGCCGTGCCCACAATGTCATAGTAAGTCCACGATTCCGTCCTGAGCCCCACGTCCCATGTTTGCACCGCCGCAGGAGGAGCCTCGACGAGTCCTACGTCCCATAGGGTCATGAGGGAATCCCCACCCTCGCCGTCAACGTCGTGTCCCCTGTCTCAGCGATACATGACAGGTAGATAGCGGTGACCCCCGCGCCCACCGCGAGTGAGGATGCCCATGTGGTGCCGTCCGTAGACAGAGCGAACCGCCCCGAGTGGACGCCGTCGAAGATGACGCTTCCCGCTACCGGAGTCACCACATACGCCACCGCTGTGACCCGCGTTCCGATGGGAGGTCTGACGGTGATTGTCGAACCGTACTGTCGCCAGTACGCGTTCTGCACGACGGTGAGCCCCGCGCTCGTGCTGTAGCCCGACGCCGTGAACGCCGCCGTCGAAGCGAACACCGCCGCCCTGATGTCCCCGAGCAGCGCACCGCTGATTGTGAAGTAGTAGAGTTCGCAATCCTCGTTGTACGCGTCCGGGTGCCGCTCCACGAATACGCAGATTGCCGAACTGTCAGCCGACTCGCTCACGTACGGATACCCGTAGAAAGAGTAGTCCGCGTCGGGCGTCGGACGCACGAACGAATGAGCGAGCGTCCACGCCGTATTCGGGCTCGCCATGACGCCCGTGAACGAACCGGTGAACACCTTGAGCAAATCCCCCAGCGAACTAGCGGACGGGATGGTGCCGTATCGTCGTTCTCCCCCGAACAGGTACAGCGTCGATGTCTCGTAGTCCGCCATAATCCACGGCGCGCTCATCCAATACGAGGACAGATTCGTAAGTACTGTTCTCGCACCCCAAGTGGAACCGCCGTCCGTGGAGCGGTAGCACCAATACCCCGGAGAGCCATACACCTCATGTCTGCACACCGCGACCATCGAACTCGCGTTCAGATGCACGATTGCAGGTTCGCTAATGTTCCCGTCCGTACTGACGACCTTGCGGTACGCCGAACTGTTGGGCCATGTCACGCCGTCGTCCGAGAACCAGAGTTCCACCCTGCTCAGGTTGTATGCCGCCGTGTAGTATTTCCCATTCGGGTGCATCCTGAGCGGACCGAACCACACGACCATCGAACCCATATCGAGCAGGCTCCCCGCCGCCCACGTCGCCCCGTCATCGTCCGAATACGTCATCCATGACGACACATGCAGCGACGTGGTCGCGTTGTAGAGCCGGTAGAAGATGACGATTCGCCCCGATTGCAACCGCCCGCCCGCGATGTTCCGCGTGTCGTATGTTGCATCGTCCGCAACGACCGTGTATGACGCGTTCCATGTGACCCCGTCGTCCTCAGACCACGTACATACGACCTTGCCCGCATTGCCCGTGTGCCCGCCCGATGCTCCCGCGTCCAAGCGATACACATACAGCACACGCCCCGCCCCGAGGCGGATAGGCAGACACTCGCTCTCATGGTCTGCCGTTATGAGCCCGCTCGCGTTAGCGGAGAACGTCGCCATGCTCTATCCCCAACCGGACGAGAGCGCCTCGTACTGCACGTCGTCGAGGCAGAAGTTCATAGCCCACGAAGTCGTCGCGTCCCCGAAGGCGAGTTTCCAGTCCCCCGTACCTCCTCTTGTGGTGCTCAGTGTCACCCAGTCCATCGTCCACCACAGGTTCCCCGAAGGCCCCACCATGAGCCTCCATCTGTCATTCGCAGGGTCTATCTCCACCTCGAACCGGCAGGTGTCTCCGAGGTGGATGGTTCCGGTATGGGGACTGGAACCCGCTGTTGTCCATGCCGATGCTGATGCACCGCTACCGTTGTAATAACGCACGTCTGAACTATTCCAGTAATAACAGACGACCTGCGCTGACCCGTCCGTCGCGGACGCCGTTATGTTCACGCCGATACACATGTTCGTCCAGTTCACATCCAACGCCGATGCGCCTGCTGATGCGTTGGTGAGGTTGAAGTGGGCGACAGCCACTCCCGAGCAGTTCTGCAACGTGATTTCGGTTATGACCTGCCCCGAACTGTCCGTCTTGATTGGCAGTTTGCCGTGGACGAGCGCTATGTTCGCGCTCGCGGACGTGGTGAGGATAGCCAACGAGCCGCCGCTCGCCGTGACCGTACCGCCCGCAGACGAGCCCGACGCGCTCGTGATTACCCGCCACTTGTCCGTATCGAGCGTGTCGCATGTGTCCGACCAGAAGTCCGATGCGCTCGCACTCGTCGTCGCGCTTGCTGTCGCGTAGTTCGCGGAGTCCGTGTACGCGCCCGACCCGTCCGCCTTGATTCGATAGCAGTACGCCGTCCCGCTCGATTGCCCCGTCATCGTGTACGACGATGCGGTAGTGGTGAACGTGTTTCCGTACGACGCCGACGCTGAGGTAGACCACTCCACGATGTAGTACGACGCGTTCGCCACATACGCCCACGATATGACGTTGCCCGACGCCGAGCCCGCCGACGCCGTGAAACTCCCCACGTCACCCACCGCCGCCGTAGCCGACAGCGAGCCCGATGTCGTGAACGTGCCCGCGCTCGCCTCCGCCACCGTGACCTGTTTGAAGTACACCGGTTTGTTGACGTAGGAGAACAGAGGTGCCGTCGCCGACGCCGACCACGCCGACTCGTCCCATGACACCTGTACGCCCGACGAGCACACGAATGTGACCGCGCCCGATGCGCCGTACTCCGCCGACGACGAACACCGCATGAACGCCGAGGCGGTCGTTGACAGCGCCGAAAAGATGATGGGCTGTGTCAGCGCGCCGCTGTTCGAGACCGCCGTCCCGTCCACACCTGCGGTCGTGCCGCCCTCAACGATGCTGAGTGCCATGACTTCCTCCTACGCGGGGTCGCCGATTGTGAGCGTCCCCGAATCGACCGTGTAGATGCCGCCACCTGAGCCGTAAACGGTCGGTGTCACATCATCCGTGAGGTACTGCATACCGCCTGAGATTGCCGAATAGCCCGCGACCTTCGCGACCGTGAACGACTTGACCGTGAACGACAGCGTCCCCGAGAACGACACCGCTCCCCCCGCCGCCGTTCCCCACACTATCGCCTGCCGCGCATATCCCGAACTCGAACACTCCACGCCCGACGCGTTCAACAGCGCGCAATGGGTCGTCACGCCCGCCGTAGCCGACGCCTGTACCGTCTTCGCCGCCGTCGTGACCGTGGTTGCCATGCCATCGCCCTTCCGCTACCAGCGAACGTGCCGCTCTTTCCCTATCCTGAGCCTTCTGACGAGCACAACGAGGCTTTGTCCGACATTCCTCGGCATGTACGTCCTCTTGGGAATCTGCTTGCCTTCGATTAATCGTCCCCCGTCATGACGCGTCGGGACGAACTGCTGTTCCAAACGAGGGCGCGTGAGCGACGGCATTTCCAAGGGCTCGGACACCATGAAATCGACCTCGCCGGAGCGCATCGCCAATGCCGCGTCGTCCACCGACAACACATGCCATTGACCGAGCGCGACCTCGCCGCTCACGATGCCGATGAAAGCATCGTCGATGTCCAATACCGCCGCGCCCGGAAGCGACTGGTCGAGCGCGACCTCCTCGCTCGTCACCGGGAGCACCGACGCATCCACCGCGAGCACATGCCGCTGAATGAGCGTGACCGTTTCCGATTCGAGCCCCAACGCCGAATCGTCCACCGCGACCGCGCCGTGCTGTACGAGCGCGACCTCTTGAGAGGTCATCGGCAATCTGCTCGCCGCGATGCCGAGTTCGCCCGTCACCGTGACCTCTAACGTGACCTGCCCCGACGTGAACGGTAGCCGTGACGCATCGAGCGCGAGGACGTGCCTCTGCCCGAGTGCGACCTCTTCGCTCGTGACCTCTGACGAGGCGTCCCCCACCGAGAGCACATGATGATGCGTGAGCGCGACGTTCTCCGACGCCATGCCCAACGCGCAATCGTCCACGACGAGCACATGCCGCTGGGAAAGCACGACCTCCTGTGATGTCCACGTGATGTCCGCACCATCCACGCCGATGACGTGGCGCTGAGCGAGAGCGACCTCGCCCGACGTAGGTTGCAGGTCTGCCGCACCTATCGCGAGCGTGTGCCGCTGGGCTAGGACGACCTCACCGGACTTCGGGGAGAGGACTGACGCCGCCACCGCCAGCGTGTGCCTTTGCGCCAGCGCGACCGTGTCGCTCCGCATATGCGCCGACGAATCCGCTACCGCCACGAGGTGTCGTTGTGCGAGAGCGACGGTGTCGCTTCTCATGTGCGCCGATGAGTCGGCGACTTCCAACGTCAGTTCAACAGACGGCTCGTGCTGGACTAGCGCGACCTCGTCGCTCCTCATGTGTGCCGAGGAGTCGCCCGCTGCTATGATGTGTCGCTGTGCGAGCGCGACCTCATCCGACCGCGCGTGCGCCGACGAGTCCGCGATTGTGAGCGTGTACCTTTGTGCGAGCGCGACCTCGCCGCTCGTCATGTGCGCCGAGGAGTTGCCCACGACCAGCGTCTGGTAGAACAGGACTTCCAGATACGCCTGCGTGATTACGATGGTCGGGTTCGCGTCGTTCGCCTTGAACCCGAAGTTAGCGAGCGCGTTGACCGAGGCAGGCGTCCACGGTATCGACCCGGACGGGTTGCTCGTCCAATCCCGCTGGAAACTCGCTATGTTCGCCGAACCGTTCGCCAGCACCGCCGAGGCGGAGAGGTATCCCGAGTTGTTTATCCAGAACTGAAGGCTGTTGGTGCTCGTGCCGTTCTTATACCCGCGCGCGTACATCGAGACTCTGATAGCCGACGCATCGGCAGGTACATCGAACGCCGTGAAGCCGAACGATATTCCCCCCGCCGTCGTGCCGTGCGTGACGTAATCGCCATGCCCCGACAATGGCGGGGCGTCGTCGAGCACCCCCCAGACCGTCGTCCCCGTGCTGGGAGTCCACGTCTGCGAACTCGCCGCGCTACTTGTCGGCGAGCGAGTCTGAGTGCTCATACCCTATTTAGGGAGCGGTCGGCTGCGCGATGCTGATGACCCACGCCGGGAAATCGACCGTGTTCCCCGCGCCGAGCGGCTGCGACGTTCCCGTCGTCACGAACAACAGCGCACCGTCCGCGCCCGTCGTGAGCGCGACATGATTGAACGTGCCGCTCGTGTCTACCGTCACGCCCGACGCAGTAGCCGTCGTGACCTTGCGACCCGAACCGTCCGCCGCAATCGTGTAGTCCGCCGACGCTGTCGTGTGCGCCGCGAGTTTGTTCGCGCTCGCATCTGCAATCGTGTACGCCGATGAGTTCAGCGCCCACATCGCGAGGGCACCGGTCTTGATTGCGCTCAGCCCTCCGTCCAATACCGTGTCCGCCGCGAATCTCGCCATGACTCTCTCCTAACTTCGAGGTGCGATGACGGCATCGTCGATGCCCAGAACGATGTGCTCCTTCTGCTCCCACACGGGATGCTTGAGGTTGCCGTACTCGTCGAACAGATGCTCGGGGCGTCCCTCTGCCACGAGCCCGTCGAACCGGTGCCTGTCCATGCCGAGGTAGTCGAGCAGTTCGTCGATGTTCTGCGGGTACTCCAAGTCGTACCAGCGCACGAGTTGTACCGCCAAATCGCGGTCGATGACGCCCGCCCTGATGTCCTGCGACGCCGCGAACGACGCCCGCCCCAGCCCGGTCTTGTTCACGGCTGTCCAGTAATGCGCGGTGTCGATACCATCGTCGATGCTCGAACCCGTCGTGTAACTCCCGCTCGTCCGCGTCGGTGACGGGTTGAAGCCCCTCATGCCCGCGTACAGTTCGTTCCCGCGCACGCTCCACGGGACGTAATAGCCGAGGTAATGCACCTGCACCTCCCCGATGTCCCGCACCGGCATGTACAGGTTCAGGTCAGCCATCGAGAACCCGTATGACTCCCTGAGTTCCTTGAGCGATGCCCCGCCGAACTTCAGCGCCTCAAGGTTCTCGTACGTGAACACGGCCTTGTTCCGGAGCGATGTCTGCGTGTCCGCGATAGGCCCCGCGCCGTGGTCTGCGAAGTGCTCGCCGTAGAACACGAGGTTCACGCCGTGGTCGTTCGCCGCCCTCGGGCCGATGTTCTGCTGCATGATGACCCACGGCTGGAACGGGTGCAGCAACCGCTCGAACGCGAGCCGCGTGAGCACCTGATGCACCTCGCCGCTCGGCTTGTACGCGACGTTCGGGTACGACTCGCACCACGCTTTGAAGTTCCTGAGCCCCGCCTCCGTGGGGATGGTGGGCGGTGCCGTCACCGTGAGCGGGTGCATCCCGAACTCGTCTTTGAGGACGTGCGCCTGAAACACGGAGTCCTTGCCGCCCGAGCCGGGGACGATGCAATCGAATCGCCCGTCGTCCCGACGATGCGTATCGCACAACTGTTCGAGTTCCTTGTACCGCGCGTCCCAGTCGATGAGCCGCTTCGCGTCGTCTATCCTGCACGCGTCGCAGAGCCCGTCCTCCCCGATGACGAGCGTATCGACCGTGTTGTGCTCCGGGTCCACCTCGTGTTCCCGCCGTGACTGGGCGCGCTGGTTCGACGTGACGCACCGCTTGCAGTACACGACCTCCGTGGGTAGTCCATACCGTCCCGTGCTTCCCGTGCTCTGATGCTTCTGCACTTCTACCACTCCCTACCTAGTGTACGGCGCACAGGCGAGCCGCCTGCCGCTCCTTGTGTAGCGCCTCGCAATATTCGAGGTCGCTCCTGAGCCCCTCCGCGTCCTTCATCGCGTCCACGCGGAGGTAGTACATCGCTGCCTCTATCTGAGCCTCGTTCGGCTCGTCCCGCCACTCCTTGAACAGTTCCGTCATCTGTGTCATCCGTCGCTGCTCCTCCGGATGCTTGTCGTCCCAATCGCGGAACACGCTCTTGAACTCCGGGTTGTTGATACGCATCATGGGCGGCTCGTGGAGCAGGCTGAACGAGCATCCCGACAACACGGAGTAGTACGTGTAACTCCCAATCTCGTTCGACACGACATGCCGCGCGCCCGTCATCGCCAACACCTGACGTTCCAAGAACGCCTGCTGGTTGACGTGCCCGAAGCACACCGTCTTGAACGGGAAGTAGTCTGCCGCTCCCCTGTCAACGTCGTTCCAGTACAGCGCGACCGTGACAGGCCGGGGCAAGTCCCTGCACAAATCCGCGAACGCGCCCCAGTCGTAGTCCATATCGTAGAGATTCGTCGAGTGCTGCGGCATGACGAGCGTACCCCGCCGCTCGCGCGTGTGCGGGTACGTCCGCAACGCGTACACGTACGGTGCCGCGCACGGCACGACCTCCTTGTACTGCGACCAGACCGTGTCCCGATGCGCAGGCCAGTTGAGCACCGCCGAGCAGCCCGGAGCCTGAGCCTCGCCGGGGAAGACGTGGTCGTCCTCGTAGAACACCCCATGCGGGATGACCGCGTGTATCGGCTTGTCCAGCGGATACCCCGAGAACAGTTTGAGCGTCCTCGCGTTACCGTAATTCGCATTAGGCCAGTAACGCTCGACCTTGTCGTTAGGTATAGGGTTGACGTGCGTGAGCCCCATGCTTCACTCCTTGGGCCGGAGGCTCGTCCTCTTCACGACGAGCATCTGGTCGTTCTCTATCGCCTCTGCCTGCTCCTGCGTGACCTCGTACGTCTTCGGCTTCGGGCCGAACACGAGCCCCGCGCGGTGGAACTCATCCGTGGGGCACGCCTTTATCGTCGATACCGTAATCCTCATTCCGTCCTACCTCCGTCATGCAAAGCGGGGATGCCTCGCCTCAACGAAGCACCCCCGCTGAGTGCTGGACTTTGTCAGTCCTACGCGAACGCGCCGTAGATGAGTTGCGGGAATCCGGGCTGGAACGTGTAATCCGCCTCGGTGCCGAACAGGTACTCGCCTGTCTTGAACACGTACGAGTCGTCCAGCGACGTGACCGACACGAACTCCGGAGCCTTGCGCTCCTGCAACAGCACGGGGCCGATGCCCTTGCCCGCGTCCACGAGGAACCATGCGGACGCATTGGTGAGTTGCGGCATTACGACGAGTTCGAGGTTGAACCTGCCGATGACGTTGGGTGTCGCGTTCGTTGCGCCGACCTTCACGTCCGAGTAGATGAGTTCCCACGCGGTGTCCGCGAGTTCGAGCGGCACGATGAGGTGCGTCGGCTTGACGCCGATGATGCGCCCTGCGTCGTCCGTGTACCCGCGCATCGTCTGGTAGCCCAACTGCAACGAACCGGCAGCGAGGGCTGACGCCGTGTTGTTCGAGTACGTCGTCGCGCCGACCGGATGGTCGGTGTCCACGAGGTACTGACCGTCGAAGCACACCGTGGTCGATGCGTTCGTGAGCAGCGTCGCGAAGGTGCGGGTGTAGTGGTTCTTCGCCTCTGCCGCCATCGCCTGAATGAGCGGGCGATAGATGCCGAGGTTGTCCGACTCGAAGTCGCGGCGCTTGACGCCGAGTGTGTTCTCGTACTCGACCGACGTGACCGAGAACGATGACGCCGTCACGTTCTTTATGAACTTCTCGCCTACCCACTGGCGCGTCGCAGGAAGCGACTCAAGCCAGTTGTAAGTGACCGTGGGCGTATTCGCCGGAACGTACATGCACAACGGCTTCGGGTCAACGTCCTCATACTTCGTGAACGACGCCTCGAAGAGTCCCTTGAACTCCTCGAATGCCCCGTCCAGAGCAGCCTTGTTCAGAATCATTGGTGAGTCACCTCCTTATCAGGTCACGACGTTGGTGTAGTAGGTCATATCGACGCGGCAGGTCGTCGCTGAAGGCACCTCAACGATGAGCCCTGCCCCGATGTCGCCGGATGCCGAAGCCTTCGGGCCGAGCGTGGCGTTGTCCACGATTGCCGGGGACGTGCCGATGTCCGCGAGCGTGAGCGTGCCCGAGTAGTTCACGAGGAACGTGCCCGTTCGCTTCACCTTGACGCGGTTCGCTTCTGCGTTGACCGTCCCGACCACGGCGGTGTCCGCACCCCCGGTCGAGTAGTTGCAAGCGACGCCGACAAAGATGTTCGCGCTGTTGTCCGTCGCCGCTTCCGCGAGCCCGGACGCGTTGAGCATAACCATCGTGCCAGCGTAGATGGTCTCACCGGACGCGGTGTTGAACCATCCGTAATCGCCGTCCGCGAACTGTGGGTCGCGGTCTGCTGTGACAGCAGTCATGTGTAACCTCCTTCCGGGGGTCTAGTTGATACGGAGTTGTTTCCTGATTGCCTCGCGCTCGGGGCTCACGTCGGGCTCCGTCGATGCGGGCTGTGAGGCGACCGGTGCCACGGGCACCAGTTCCAGTTTCGCAACGAAGTCCCTCATGGCTCCGAGGATGTCGGTCGTCCCGCTGTCCTCGGACAACCGCACCTCGCCGTCTTTCGCGGTGAGTATCGCCTTCAACGCCTCTCGTGCCGGTTCCGTCATGCCCTTCTCGGACGCGGCATCCAGCACCGAGGCGATGTCGGCAGTACGCTTCTCCGCCTGAATCTCAGCGAGTTTGGCCTCTGCTGCCTCTGCCCGCTGTGCTGTCTCGCGGAGCGTGACGACTTCAGGGAGTTCGGCCAACGCGACCTCGTTCCCTTCGTTATCGTAGAGTTTCGCCATTCCATTGACCTCCTCTCGTTGGAGGATAGAGTCCAGCCTTGCCAATACTTCGGTACGCAGGACTCGCACCGAACGTATCCCCTTGTCGCCCTTCGCCAGCGGCTCGACCGCCTGAAACGCTGCGGCGAGCGCAATCAACGGGTCTGCCTTCTCCGGAGTCTCCTCCACGGGTTCGGCGTCCATCGTCGATACGACGGGCTGGTTCAGTTCCGAGAACGTGAGTTCAGCCACGTCCGGCATCGTCCAGTCCGACCAGTTGTAGACGGGGCTCGTGTTCACGCCGTCCGCGCTCGCCGTGTACGTCGTCACGACCGCGCTCGCGCCCGCGAGCGTCACCTCCGGCATCATCTTCATGACCGGCTTGTTCGTGAGCGTCGCCGAGCGCAGGACGTTGTACTCCTTGCCGTTCTCCTCGTCCTTGTACTTCGCAATCACCGCCGAGAGGTAGCGGTACTGCATGTCCGCGAGAAGTTGCTGTCCCAAACTCGTCCACTCCACATCTGCCAACAGACCGGGCATCGGCTGACCAGTCGCCGCGTGGGGGAAGGTGCCGACCCACAAGCGCGTGAACCAGCCGCTCGCCTTGTCCTCATTGTGCCCTCCGTCGTCCACGAACGGCTTGGTCTTCATGACGCCCTTGCGGAAGTTCGCCGCCAGTTCCGTGGCGAGTTTCCTGCTGATGGTGAGTTTGTCGGGTAGATGCGAGACCCCGGACGTGTCGAACGTCCCGATTGGAACGACAACGACGGTCGAACTCTTGCGCTCGACCGCCTCGCTCGCATCGAAGGCGAGTGCTTCGTACCATTCCATCGTCATGCCTCTCTGTCCTCCCGCCGCGCGACGCTCGTGCGGTGGGTTCCCGGCACGGCATGAGCATACCAGCGATGAGCCCCTAACCCTGCCCTTGAGGTACATTGCGCGGAACACTCCGGGCACACCCTGCCCATGCGCGTCGCGTAAGAGAGTGTCATGACCTCGAGCCGCCGACGCGCCCCCGCGTATCCCGGCTCCCCGAGAGAGGACTCAAGCCTCACCTCCACCATCCCGAAGTAGTCGTCCGGCTCCAACCGTCACTCCTTCGATGGGTGCTTCGGCACCTGCCACTCCCCCCCGTTGCGTTCGATGACCTCGCGCGCCTTCTGCTCGCTCACCTGACGCGACTCGGGCGAGCCTACGAAGATACCCGTGAGGCTGTTGTCCCTCACCCATGCGTCCGTCCGGTAATCGAACCGCAGTAGCGCGCCCTTCGCCGAAATCCACGCGACCAGATTCGTGTTCCGGTACACGTCACCGACGAGCAGGTAGCGCGGTTCTATCTGAGCAGCCGTCATCGCCGCTCACCTCTCCCCTCTGTGTCCAATACCTCATGTGGCGTGTGATACCCATAGACCACACTCCTCCTACTTTCATTATACCCTGAATCTTCCATGCCCGCTCAGTCCTTGAACGAACGGATGTCGCCCACGTCCGGCGGACGCTCGACCTTGTCCGACAGCGCAATCATTTCCAGCCTCAGTTCGTCGCGCCGCTCCTCCGTCGTCGTCAGCGCCCGCGACTCTTCGAGCAGGTAGTGGTTGTAGTTCTGTTTCGTGTCCCAACTCTCGGGAGTGTGGAACTGCAACTCGAACCTGTACCCGTCAGGTGACTTGAACTGCATGTTGACGCCCACGTACGTCGGGTGTTCGCCCCACGGCTGCGTCCCGTCAAAGAAGTTCTTGCTCTGCACCCACTCGTAGCCCTTCGCTTCCAAGTCCGCGATTGTCGCGAGCCCCTTCTCCGTGAACTCCTCTGTTTCCGCGACCGCCGTGTATCTGAGCGCGTCGCTGATGCCCGCCTGCGCTTCCGCCTTCGTCGCGTACTCGCCGCGCCTCACGTCCTCGTCTATCTTGTTGCCCGCCGACTCCTCCGTCTTGAATCTGAAGTCGGCCTTGTTCTCCGGGTCTCCGAGGACGAAGCCCTCCATGCCCATACCGTTCGCGGACGTGACCTCTACGATGTCCGCGCTGATGGGCGGTTCCGCGATGTGCGCTCTGTCCACCGTGACCTCTGCCCGCTCGCGCGCCTCTACCGATATCGGCGGTGCGACAGGTTCCCACTCCCTCGGTGTCTCCCCCTCGTTCCGGTATATGACAATCTCGATGCACCTGCACTCGTTCCCCCAGATGCCGCCCTCGCACTCGTCGTTCGGAGCCTTGCCGAAGTCCGCCGGACCGTACTCGTTCCCGTCCATCTCCGCGCACACGTCGCACACGTTCCCGTCCATGACCGCCGAATACACGACGTAGTCCGCGTCCTCCTTGACCTCTTCCCACCCGACGAGCCGCCCCATGCCCACCGACTCGCGCGCTTCCATCGTCGATGACGCGATGAGCGAACGCTCCCCCGCCCTCATCGCCTGCCGGTAGAAATCGCCCTCCGGGTTCGTCAAATCACGGACGAGGTCAGCCACGGGCGTCCTTGCCATCTGTGCCATGAGCCCCCCCTGCACCGCTCCCTCCACCGCCCGCGCGACGTTCCCCGCATCCACCTCCGCCCGACCGCCGAGGTAGTCGTCAACCTTCTTGGGGTCTTTCCGTGGGGCTTTGCGCTCCGCGAGGCTCGTGCCCTGCCGCACCTGTGCCTTGTGCGCGTCGAGCATCTGGCGCTTGCCGATTCGCACGCCCGCCTTCATGCCCGCCTTGAACGCCGCGCTGAGTTCGCCCGTGAACGACGCCCTGAGTTTGCCCGCCGCCGTCGGGTCGCCCGACTTCGCCGCCCCTACCGCTTCCTCAAGCAGTTGCTTGACCATCTTCTTAAGCACCGGGGCAGCGCGCTTCGCGATGACCTCCTCTGTCTCCCCGAACTCACGTTCGACCCTCGGGATGTCCCCGTACATCTGTTCGAGGTACGTCATCGGACGCCAGTACGTCCCCGCCTGCAAGACCACGTCCGCGTCCGACAAACACTTCCCGCACTCGCATACGATAGTCTCTGCCTCTGTCTCCTCCGCCTTCGTGCTCTTGCTCCATTGCGACGCGCACACCGCGTACCGCTGTTTCTCGTCGTCGAAGTCCGCCACCATGACGGGGTTACCCATGCACCGCGCGAGGAAGTCCTTGCGCTGCTCCGCCCTCCGAGGCGTGGGCATCGGCATCATGCAGCCCAATCGAGCGTGTCCACGAACTCCGCCAATCCGTCCCTGTACGCTTCCGGCGTCGAGTCATGCCGCTGTCCCTGCATCCAATACACCGTCATGTGCGGGATGAGTTCGTCCAGTCTCAACGTCTGCTGCGGCGTCACGAGCATATCGTCCAATCCATGCCACACCGATATCGGCGCGGTGATTCGCTCGAAATGGATGTGCGCCAACTTCTGCCTGTTATAGTCCCTCGGCATGAGCAGCCCCGACGATACGGGATTGAGGAACGCCGCGCCACGATACGCGTCCGGCCTGCGTGCGAGCATCGCGTATCCCGTGAGCCCGCCGATACATTGCGCCGTGAGCATCGGACGGTCGAGCCCCAGTCTGTCGATGACCGCTTCCGCCTGCCCCGCGCCGTCGTACGGGTCACGCAGACACGGCACGATGATGGTGAAGTCGTGGGCCAGAAGCCAGTCCGTCACGGGCTTGTTGTACCCGTCCACGTACCACGGCTTCGACGCCACATGCCCGCCCGCCGGGATGCTCCCGTGACAGTCCACAACGACCCGCTTCCCATGCCCGATACGCAGGTGGTCGTGCGCCATTACTCGCCCCGCATCGCGAGCAGCAGCCGCGCCCTCCGTTGCAGCAACCTCAAATCGTCGAGCGATGCCCTTACAGCCATCTGCTCGGGCTCCTCCTCTTCGGGCTCCTCTTCCTCCTCGGGCACCTCGCCCTCCGGCTCCTCCGGGTTCTCCGGCTCCTCGTCCGGCTGCGCGCTCTCCTCCGCGACCGGCAATCCCAACGCCTCTGCCATCGCGTCCGCGTCGAGGGACGCCTGCCCGCCCTGCACGAGCAGTTTGAACAAATCGCCCATGTACGCCCGCGTCGAGTCCGACAGCCCCGGTGTCTCGATGCGCGGTATCGCCGCCTCCGGCCCGAACGTGTACCGCACCATCGAGGACACAATCTGGTCGTTGAGCGAGTCGATGATGTCCAACAACAGCCCGTCCTCGCCGAGCAGGTACATGTCCGCGTGTGTCTCCGCCAACGAGTACGAACCGACCGTGTCGTCCTGAGCGAATACCTTGTCCGGTATCATGAGCGCCCGCAGAATCCATGCGTTGTGCGCGTTGAGGATGTCCAGATATCCCTGCGAACGTTGCGAGTCCTCCAACAGCGACACGTCCCACCCGGGCGTACCGTCCGGAACGGAGGGGAGCCACACGGCGGCATCGTCTGTGGTGAGTCCGGACGCTATCTCCTGAGCGATTTGGTCGTTCGGCGTCCCGTCACCTGCACTCCCGGGAGGGAACATGACCTTCGTGGTCGGCGTGCCCCTCCGTTCCATATAGCGCATCGCGAAATCCCATAGGAGTTGCTGCCGATACCACGGCTCATACGCTCCCACGAGTCGCGAGGTGCCCCAATAGTTCCCGAACTCCAATTCGTTCGCGAAGTGGAAACACTTAGCCCCCTCCAAGATGACCCCCGCAGGCTGCCCCACCTCGTACCCCGCGAAGTTCTCGAACCCGTCGAGCAGGATGCTCTTGAGCGTGGCAGGCTCGATGTCCTTTACCATGCTCGGCACCCACCCCGATACCGTCTGCTCTCCGCCCAGTTCGCTCGTCACCTGTGTGTCCCTGCGCTCCCACACGACCTCGTGAGGCGCGCACCCCCTTGATACCCCGGTACGTGCCGCCGAGCGCACGAGCGCACGCCAGATGGGGCGTATCGCCGACGTGACGTACTCGTTCACGATGGGGTCGGGCCCGTCCACCGTCCACCGTGCCGTCAGCAGGGGGAGGTAGATGAGCGACAGTCCGACCCGCACTTGGAAGTGACGTTCCATCTTCTTGAACGTCGCCTGTCCGATGCTCTCCGGGTTGTACGTCCCGATGCGCGCGTTGACGTTCCCGAATATGCCCGCGACCGTCGCCGTGCCGTGCGTCGCGCCCTGTCCGGTCTTGGGTGCCTGAGTCTCCGCGAGAGCGACGTACCCGAACCGCTTGAGCACGTCATCGGCGATGCTCATGAGACCTCCTCGAACCGAATGGGCGGGGCTCCGCCGTCACCGCGCGCTTCATCCCGCCCGTCCCTGCATGACTCAACGCGGGGTCTTCGGACGCGGCGTAAGCCGCGACATCCACTTGGTCGTCATGCTCCGCGTGCGGGAACGCCAACAGTTCACCCTCATAGTCCGCGAGCCATGAGGCTCCACGCCGATGATACCAGCGCCCCTGTTCGTACTGTACGCCGAGCGTGATTGCACGGGACACCTTGTCCGTGTCCGGCCTCACCGGTCTTACCGGCAATCCCTTCGCCGACAACGTCTGCACGAGGCTGAGTTGATACCCGACCGACTCCACGCCGATGTACGCCGGACGCCACTTCTCATAGAGCGACTGGATGAGTCCGGGCTGCTCCGGGCCTTCCACGCGCACCCTTACCACATCGAGCACGAGCCGCTGTCCTCCCGGCAGGTAGCAGAACGTGCCCACCACGAAGTAGTCCGCATACGTCTTCGTCGATGCCGCCAAATCCACGAACTGCACGACGACGCCGCCCGCCGACCGCTCGATACCATCAGGCGTGGACAACAGCCACCCGTGCTCGTCCTCGTCGAAGTACCTGAAGTGCTGTGCCTTTATGATGCCGCCCTCAAGGGGAGCCGGACGCTGCTGGTACAGCGCCGCCCACCAGTACGACCCTACCGTCTGCCTGATGCTCGCGAGCGTGTCCACGCCGAACCGCCCGGGCCACAACGCTGTCCCCTCTTCACGGCCTAGCGCGTCCTGAGAGCCCTCAGACAAGGCGGGCAGGTCGATGAGCACCCACCGCTCCCCGTCCCCTGTCTCCTCCGACAGGAGCCGCCCCGCCAAATCGTCCTCGTGCCAGCGCGTCATGATGAGGATTACCGCGCCGTCCGGCTCCAACCGCGTGTACGCCGTTGACCTGTACCACTCCCACGCGCGCTCGCGGTAGGTGAGGCTGTTCGCTTCGAGCGCGTTCTTGACGGGGTCGTCGATGATGAGCACGTCCGCGCCGCGTCCCGTTATCGACCCCCCGACGCCCGCCGT